CCTTGAAGGTGTAAAACCTTTTTTATTACAACACAATATTTATGTTACAGTATCAGAAGAACTAATCGCTACAGATCCAGTTCCAATGATAAAGTCGACCGCTACAATTAGCGACGGCCAAAATGCTATACACGCTACTGCAGTAGTAGGCGTTGATATGCAACAAAAAGGTATGCAGACTGCTCAACAGTTTGGTGCAGCATCTACATACGCAAAAAAGTATGCACTTGGCAATTTATTTTTAATTGATGACACTGAAGACGCTGACGCAACAAATAATCATGGCAAAGCAGCTCAAGTTACTACAAAGCCTAAAGCTAAAATAACTAAAGAGCAAATGACTAAAGCATTAGATTTTGTTAAAAACGGTGGATCAGTTGACGCTATTAAAAAGAAATATGAATTAACCGCAGCTCAAATCAAACAATTGGCATAATGAAAGAAGTTTACGACAAACTAAGAGAAGACGAGCATTACTATGGTGAATTTGGCAAACAGTTTCTTAGCAACTCTGACATATCTGTATTGTTAAAAAATCCTAAAGATCTGCATAAGCCTAAACCTAGCAGCCCGGCTCTCTTAGTTGGCGGTTATTTTCACACTGCAATACTTGAACCTGACAAGTTAAATAGGTTTAAAATAGTTGAAGCTACTACACGTAACACTAAAGCTTACAAAGAAATATCAGAAGGTGAACTATGCTTATTACAGCATGAAGTTGACAAAATACAACTGATGACAGAAGCTATACAAAGTAATGACGTGTGTAGAGACTTAATTAAACCTATACTTGGTGAAGTTGATTATGAAGAGCCACGTGTACAAAAAATCCACGGGCAAATGTGGAAAGGCAAAGCTGATGTAATTAATCATGAAGAAAAATTAGTTATTGATCTAAAAACTACAAGTGACATAGATAAGTTTCAGTGGTCAGCTAATAAGTTTAATTATGATAGCCAAGCCTTTATTTATAGCACTCTATTTGGCTACGAGATGTTGTTTATTGTTATTGACAAAGAAACACATCAAATAGGTTTGTTTGATTGTTCGCCTGACTTTTATGCGAAAGGCGAAGACAAAGTGCGTAGAGCTTGTGACGCATACGAGTTGTTTTATCAAACAGA